CAGGCACATAGAGCAGCAGACACATGGACCAAGCTGGGCTTTGCACTGCACCTAACTATTATGAGTGCAAACAAAGTGGCACGTGATCTTGGGGCAGACCATGTGGTATTCGCACTAGAAGGTCGCAGCTGGCGTAAAGATCATTACAAACCATACAAAGCAAATCGCGCTGTGGCCCGCGGTGCCATGACTGAGACCGAAGCAGAGGAAGACAAGCTGTTTTGGGAAACGTATGATGAGCTGACTAAATATTTGTCTACTAGAACCAATTGCAGCGTGATCCGTTGTGCCACTGCCGAAGCTGACGACATTATTGCACGTTGGATTGCACTACACCCACAAGATGAACATACCATTGTTAGTACAGACTCAGACTTTGTGCAGCTGATTGCTCCTAATGTACGACTGTACAACGGCGTTAATGATCACTTGTTCAGCGTGGATGGTGTTAAAGATGGCAAAGGCAAGAGCCTGGCATTTACTATCGAAAGCAACTCAAAGATCAAGGTTGGCAAAGCAGATGCCAACTTTGTTGTGCCCACAGACTATCAGAAATGGGTGTTGTTTATGAAGTGCATGCGTGGCGACCCAGGTGACAATGTGTTTAGTGCATACCCTGGTGTACGTGTCAAAGGTACAAAGAAAATGGTTGGCTTAACAGAAGCCTTTGAAGATCGCAACAAAAAAGGCTATGCCTGGAACAACATGATGTTGCAACGTTGGGTCGATCATGAACAAGTTGAACACAAGGTACTTGACGACTACGACCGTAACTGCACCTTGATTGATCTTACTGCACAACCACAGCACATCAAGGATGCTGTAGACACTGCAATTCGAGAACAAATAAGCCACAAGGACACAGGCATGGTAGGTGCTCAATTCCTGAAGTTTTGTGGCAAATACGAACTAACCAAACTCAGCGATCATGCTGATGCGGTCAGTCGTTGGATGAATCAGACATACCAAGGAACTCTGAATGATATTAGCTAAACCAGTGATTGCGGATCGCTACTGGATCTTGAAAAAAGACAACCACAAGGTTGGTGAAATTGAAGTGGGCGAAGATGGTGTGGTTGTAAAAATACAAAACACCGTAAAGCGATATACCACTATCAAGATGCTGGGAAGAGAAACCGACATTGAGTTTGTGCCAGCTGAAACTAGTACAGTGAGTCAAGGCGATCAAGCCTACGGGTACGATACCGGTACGCCAGTGTTCAACGTGCTCTGGGATGTCAAACACAAGTTACCGTTGTTTACCAAAGAAGACAAAAGCAAGAGTTGGTTTGCGGCCGGATGGTATCGTGTAAAACAACATCGCAACTGGAAAGTAATTCAGAATCCCAAACTTATTACCTTGCAACGATACACATATCAGGGCCCGTTCCACAACAAAGAAGAAGCAAAATGACCAATTTATTCAGGGACCAAGAAAAATTTATGAAAGCATGCGATCAGAAAACTGATGCGTATGCAATTTCTCAGTACAAGATGTATCTGAATCTAATAGACGAAGAGCATGCCGAACTCAAACAAGCAATTGCAGAAGATGACATGGCCGAACAGTTGGATGCCTTGATTGATATTTTAGTTGTTACTATTGGTGCTATTCACAGTGCCGGCTTCAACGGCGAAGGTGCTTGGAAAGAAGTTATGAGCACAAACTTTGCCAAGATTGATCGAGAGACTGGCAAGGTCCGTAAGCGCGAAGACGGCAAGGTCCTAAAGCCAGTGGGTTGGAAAGCGCCCGAGTTGGGCAACTTCTTAAAGAAATAATATATCATGCAACTGATCAATGATGAGTACAACGACTGCTGGCTCTGGGTCGAAGATCACAATGAAGATCTAGAACTCAGCCCGCACTTTGACTATGAAGAAGACGCAATTCAATGGCGTGATCGAATGAGACAACAACTAAGCTATGTCAAAAACTCGTGAACAAATTATAACCAGCATGTGCTACACTTGGCGACATGACTACGGGCTAGATCGTCAGGAGCACGGTATGTCTTTGGGACTTACCATCGCAGAACGAGAATTTCTCTGGAAACAAATGGCACAGATATTCGACAACGACATTGCACCTAATATGACTATGAAATCACTTGATTCTTATGCACATGACTCTACTAGAACAGATTGGATTGAACCATGAGCTTGCACATCAATCGCTTTGTTGACAACATCAAAGCACACGAAAGTCGTGGACAAAAAGACTTTGTTATGAGCATGCGAGACGCCAAGGATTTGCACAGCGACATCACCAAGTTGTTGCTAACGCTGGAACAGTTGCATAACAAAACACCTGGTGCCCAAAAGGACGAAGTGATCACTATAGAACTCACTGGTGGTGGGTTCAAAAGTACATAGTTTATGTGATAAATAACTGCATGAGCAGACCAAAACCACAGGTGTTGATTGAGAACACCAACAAGCAAACCTACAAAACTGAACAAGTACTTGCCAGCGAAGGCGTATGGGCTGTGTTTTATGATTCAAAGCCAATCAATCTAAAAACGTCAAACATGCTGACACAGTATCCGGGCCCCAAATACAAGAAAGTATCTTTTTCCAATCCAGGGCATGCAGTCAATTTGGCTCGCAAGCTCAACACTCAGTTCAAAACAGACAAGTTCTCTGTGGTATTGTTAACCCAGGGAACACGAGTGTTCCCTAATGACGTCTAAATTAGATTACACTACTCAGTTGCTGGCCTTGCTGCCAGCCGATCACGGCTTAGATGTAGCGATTGCCATGCAAGACTGGTGGAAAGATATTCGCCCTGACAGTGGATTGCGATTGAGTCCCGAAGGCTATAACGTTTTTAAGCAGCTGGGAATTGAAAGTCATGGGTTTGATATACCACCTGGTACTACGGCACACGCTGGTCACTTGATTGCACTGAACAAGCACCTAACACATCCGTATTTTATACAACTGGGCAAGGCACCTCGACTGGTGTTTTTCAATGGCCAAGAAGCCAGTATGTTTGCATTGTACGGAGATATTGTTAAATTTACCCGTGCTCTAACTAGTATAGCTAGCTAACATCTGATCAGCGAGAGAACGAGCATGATATTTAAATTCATGTTCCATACGATTAGGAAGTTCCCATAATAGGTATTCTCGATTGCGTTTGAGCCGTGATTGATATGGAGACAAATCAATCTTGCCCTGAATTAGATCACGATTACGTATCAGCGCCTGCTCGGCTCGTTCAAGACCTTGACCATTGTTGATTGAGTCATAGTTGGTATTAACCAAATCATCAAACATGTCAAAACCCATGTCTCGACAATGTTGCACAATACCTGGATGCCCGATTACTATAGGTATTTGTTCAGCAGCAAATGCCAGCAATGATTTTTCTGTCACAATACCAGTGGCATCAAAGTACTGAGTTTCTGTCACTATGTTCACAGCAGAACTGCCATATACATAACCCAGATTTAAAAAATTTGGATAATTGTTGCAGCCGAAGTAGCTGCTGTAATCAAATTGTGGTAACGGAATTTCAGTGCCCAGACTCAACCAGTTGTTGGTGGTGTCCCAACTTTTTAAAGTATACGCAACTTTGTTACGATGTTGGCAGATTCTGCCGTTCAAACACTGCCATGCATGAGTCCGTGACTGAGTTAGAATGTGCTGCCATTCCTTGAATCCTTCAGACAATACATTACATAAATCATAATTGTGATTGCTAAACTTGATAAGATTCAGTGGACCCGAATAGAACTTGTCTAGGTCCGCAGTCCAATATGTGACCAACACCTGTTTTGAATGTTCTCCATAAAATCTTTCAATAGCATCTAGTTCAATCCACTTGCCATGGTCAAGTGTGATAAAATCATTAAAGTGCAATACCACTAGAGTATTGTGATCAAATTTAACTTCAGGAAGATTTAAAGGCCAACCGGTAATATAACTGTATGCGCCACAAGTGACTTGATATCGTGCTACTATATCGAATCCCATACCACTCAGTGTTTGATTAACAAAATGTGCAAAATTCATAACAACGTATTTAACTTGTAAATAATGCATGAACTTAACTATCGAACATGCTCTGGGTCACAAATATCTTATGTTTTATCACTCCCACTGGCCTGTCGATCTTGTGACACCAATATGTACACTAAACCAAAGCATAGACACTGTTAATCAGTATATAAAAAAATATAGTAAAAATTTACAAAAATGGACCAACGAGCATCAGGACGTTGCTGCACGACTAGTTTGGGTAAATTGGATTTATCAACACCTGAGTGTAGAGCCCATACGTAAACCTGTTTTAACACATTTAGAAAACGGCCAGCACATAGTAGATTGCGGAGATACTAGATTGATGGCACTGAATTTGTTGTCTTCGCCCGGCACTGTGGGAGTGGTCTGTACAGTAAATGTTGATAAAGCTGATCAATTTGCTGCCTGGCAGCCAGTGCGTACCAATCAAGACTTGATAGAAGTTACAAGATTCAGCGCAGGTGCTCATGTCATGCTAAGGTCTGGTATCACCCAAGCAATCGAATGGTTAGAAATTGGAGACAATACAACTTCACATCACCTGCATGCTGTTGATCAGCGTGTGAACATGATGCAGAATTACATCAACCAACACTCTGATGTGGTGTTTGACGTTGAGTGGGCTCGCAGCCACATCAATTGGAGTTGTTATGCCAACTGAGTCATGTACTGTTGCTGCCATACAGAAAAATCTGCAGCCCAATTCTGTTTAAATTCTGCCAACAAGGCTTGATTATGAACAGCAGCACGACTGCATCTTTCTTTGATAATTTCAAGATCAGCGGTGCGCATGTCATTGACCACTCGCATACTTTTCCAAATAAAAATGTTGTTTTTGTTTTCTACTTCTTTGAGTCGATCATAATGATTGTGATCAATAATATCTCGCAGGCAGTCAAAACCCAGGCTTTCAAGATAAGCCACACCGTATTGGCCTAAATACGCAGTCCACGGACTAGGAGATACCAACAAACGAAATATTTTTTCACTCAGCGCCACTGAGTTGTCACTGCTATAAGTTTCGCATTCAATATTGACATAGCTGCGAGTGTACACATCATCATGTTCCAGCTCGTGATTTCGCAAAGGGATCTGCGGAGCTACTAACTTAAAACTAGCAGACCAACATTCTTGATCCTCCGGAGATAAGTTTTTCCAAAAGTCAGCAAAATTAACTGCCAGTTGCTCAGGAGTTTCTAATTCTCGATTGCCAACAGTTCGCTGTGCATTAAAATTTACATATCCTTTGTGCAAGTGTGATCTCTTGGCCAGTTCCAACATAAGTTTGAATCGGCGTGTGTCTATGCGATTTACACTAAAAGTAAAATGACGTTCGGGTTGCCACACACGCGGCTGTGGTGTATAACTGTATATGCCGTAAAAGCTGACAGGAAGATTCCAAACACGATACTGAGTAGGACAACTGATATAGTTATCAGTTATCACTGTGGTATTTTTATCCCACAAATAAGGTAAATCCACATGATAGTCGTTGCTGCAACTACGAATATCGTCAACTAGACATACTACAACTTTCTGATCTTCTCGTTGCCAAACACGGTGATCTGAACCTTGTGATTGGGCTGAATTGTCAACCGATTGGTATCCTAGATTGATCAGTGCATTGCTAAAATAGTTAGCCGTGGTTTGTTCCTGTTGCAGGCACTGAGAGCTTCTCCAAATTTCGTCGTCGTATATGAATTTTTTGGTGTGCGGATCAAGATTTGTGGTCATTCAACTACTTACCAGGTAATGATCAGTTGACCATTAATGTCCATTCTGCTATAATTAACGCTTAAACAGCAACAAAAGGACAGCAAAATGACCAAAGTTATTACTACATCTACTGGCGGTACCATTACTTACACTGCTACTGGTCTTGTTCACACTGCCCGTTTGGGTGCTTATTCCGGACGTCTTGCAGAAACTAATACTAATGTAGTAGTTTTTGACGCTCCAAAACGCGGTCGTGGCCGCCCTAAAAAGTCCAACTAAATCGGTTGACAACTAATGCTCGATTTGCTATAATATACACATGAACAGCAAAACAGTAGCCCGCAAAAAACGTACCGATCGTACTCACATCATTTACATGATTGAGTCGGGTGCTGACTTCTACATTGGTGTCACTGCCAAAACAATGAGCACTGTGAAGAAAAGTGTGCTGGTACGTTGCAACAAACACATGTACCGCATGCGTGGCGAGAACCGTGGGTGGATGCTGTATGAAACCATGCGAGAGCGTGGCACAGACTCTTTTACGGTGCGTGTGGTAGCAGTGGTGCGCGGCAAGACTGAAGCACATACCATGGAGCGAACACTGATCCGCGAAATGAAACCCAACTTGAATACTGACATGCGAGGTGTTGCATGAACGAACGAATTGCACTATTAGCTCTGGAAGCAAGTGATCCCAAAACTGGTTGGCTTGACCGTCAAAAGTTCGCTGAGTTGATTGTCCAGGAATGTGCTGAGATTTGTCTAGAAGCAAATGACCATAAAAATATTTTAAGACATTTTGGAGTCGAGCACAGTTGATTGCAAACACATGATCTGTTATAATACACACACCACAGCAACAAAGGAAAACTAACATGGCTGGCAAAGCAAAATCAATCTATCTCACAGTTTGTCCCAAAAACTCGCATATGAGCGTGTTCAAGAAAATGTTCTTTGAAGCCAAAAGCTACAATGATTATGTCAAGACAGACGAGTTCAAAGCACAGTACCCAGTGGACCAATTTGACATCATCAAAGAAACCTACTGATGTATATTGCCAACTACGACAATTCGGTGCAGTTGCCCTGGGAAGAAGGGCTGTTGGAATGGTTGCAATTGACCTATCCGCACTCTCGTTACATGATAGTACAGCATGGCTAAAATTCCCGTAGAGCACAAAGACCTTTTTGGCCAACCCTTGGAAATCGGCGACTGTGTAGTGTATCCTCGCAGCACCAACATGATGGTAGGCATTGTGGCCAAACTCAATCCCAAAATGATTGGTGTTAAAGGTGTGAGCAATAGATGGGGAGACTGCAACAAATATCCTACAGAACTTGTCAAGGTTGCTGGTGCTGAAGTCACAATGTACCTCTTGAAGAAAACCGCAACTAAGTAACTGACTATGGAATTTTTACCTGTACTAGAATTAATTGATCGATTGTGTATTGCACGGATCAAACATGAACGAACCCAAGGTGCCAACCAAGCCGAACTCGACTGGTACCAAGAGCGATATCAGCAACTAATTGGCACTCTTGACGCTGACCAACGTGCCATCCTGGATCACAACATTGCAGAAATCACTGTGATTCATAACCGGATCTGGGACCTGGAATGGCAGTTAAAGTCTGGAGTGGAACACCTGTTGCCGTTGGATGAGATTGGACGCAGAGCCATTGCAATCCGGGACTGGAACAACAAACGTATTACTTACAAGAATTCTATTGCTGCACTGTTTAGTCTGGAAATGCGTGAGATCAAAACAGACCACTTGAGCGACGCCGAACAGTTGTTTAAAACTGTTGACCCTAAATAGTTTGTTAAAAGTTTATTATGACAGATGTATCAGAATTATTTTTTACTGAAACAAAATTGAAATGGTCCACAGATCGATTGAAGTGGCATGAGCATCTGAACAAGATGACTTTCACAAAAGGTCAAGACGAAAAGACTTTTAATATAGCACAATTTAATAATTTTATACCCAAAGGCTCAGATATTAGATCACTAATCGATGATCACCAGTTGACTGCACGTTTATTTAGATTGGAACCAAATCAGATATATTCTTGGCACCTGGACCGTCATAGAAAATGGGCTTTGAATATGTTATTTGTCAGAGACGAATCTGTCACCCTGTTTTCGCCTAATTCAGAATTTGAAGAAAATCAAGGATATGATGACATATTCACAAAAAAACGATTCATCAATCCTGTACATAGATTACAGTACGATCCTGGCACTTTTTATTTGATAAACGGGCACCAACCACATATGGTGTACAGCGGATCGGGTGTTCGATTTTTATTGACTGTTTCACACGTCTATCGATATGTCAATGAGCAAGACAATGATGCTAGTGACGAATCAAATTTGAGTTACCAACAAATGCGCCAGCTGTTGATAGACAAAAATTTAATTTGATACTAACCATTTAGAAAAAGTACTACACGGTAAATCTTTTAAAAAAAACTTGACAATTAAATAAGAACTTAGTATAACAAACACTCGGGGCTGGTAGCTTAGTTGTCCCAAAGCAGGGGTCTCATAAACCCTTGATCGTGGGTTAGAATCCCACCCAGCCCACCATGTATCTGGCGTTCGTATAATGGATAATACAGGGGATTTCTACTCCCCTAATAGCAGTTCGATTCTGTTACGCCGGACCAGAGATTTTAAGTTAAAAATGTGTCTACCATACTAAAGAATGTAGTAACATTAGACAAGCGCTACAGAAAGTAGGACTTGCTGCTAAAGGCGGTAACTACGAAAGAACTAAAAAATTAGCGGGTGTAACCGAATAGGTATAGGTACCGAACTTAAAATTCGGGTTTTGTGGGTTCGAGTCCCACCTCCCGCACCATTTATCCATCACTTAGCTCAAGGATTTATATGAGTAGCACACCGTTAAAAGTAGTTTTTGCTCCCGGAGCGTTTGATACCTTTGAAGGTACCCAGGAAGAACTGGACCAGTTAATTGCTGATATAACCGAAACGTTCGGCAACATGACCACTCAAGAGTTAGCAGAACAGAGCCGAAGCATTTGTCTCGAAGCAATGGCTGATGATCTGGATGCCAACCCAGATGTTGTAGATGCCATGCTGGCCCAGACCGGGCGATCACGGAGATTGCAATGATCAGTTCTAGTCCAGGACGTGGACTGTTCCACATCGACATTATAAACAAAAAACTACAGAGTGGCGAACTGGAGCCGGAAGAGGCTGAACAAAAAATTGAATTCTTCAAGAGTCATGCCCAGCTGACAGCAGAGTTCGAGGCCAGGCCGGAATGGCAAATTAACAACATGGAGCACGATCTCCGCAGTACTGACTGGATCTTGGGCAAGGTTCGTGCTAGCGATGTGTATGCCCAGAATCTGTATGCTGCCATGTGCAACAATGAATTTCAAAAAAATGATGTTTGGCCCTTGTTGAAAGGCACTGTCTGGGGTTGCAGTTGGCGACATGCTGGCGGTATTGTAGCAGACATGCAGCAAACAGGCGACTACATGAACTGGTACTGCTCGGGCATACGCGGAGACGATCGCACTGAGCAAGAACTGCAAGAGATGACACCCGAGCAACATGCAATGTACATGGAAAGTCAGTTGTATGTTGGCGAAAGTCATGTAACCGATGAAATACGTCAAGATTTGTTTCGATTGGGTTGGCTGGTGTGTGCAGACACATCTGACCCTGTGATATAAATAGCTGTATGAAACTCAATGTCAGCATGCAAAATCGTCTCTGGGAAACTTTGGAAGTGCCAGGACCGGGCTACAATGTAGTAGAAATCTTGGACTCTATACAAAGTGCTAGAACAGCAGGACAAATTGATTGGGTAGATTGGGATCAACCTTTACGGCTTGACATTCAAATAGTTGAATCGTAAAATTGAGTTAAGACTGTATGAAGTAGACAGAAAAGGATTCAAGACGTGGGTTCGACTCCCACCACCTCCACCTAAGTGTATCGGGTATATTTAGGTGGGGGTGACCTGGCTATCGATTGGGTCAAGAGTACAGAAATGGACAGTCCGGCAATGTAGAAGCCGTTAGGATTGGGGCGACCCGGTCGTAGACACAAAACCTTTATCTGCAAATGATAATACATTCGCTCTTGCGGCCTAAAAACCCAAAGCCGAGGTAGGACTTACCTTGTAATCAAAACAACCAAAAAGGCTACTTTGGTAGCCTTTTTTCTTGACTTTTTTGTCGCAGGCATATATACTACACTATGATCACGCAAGTTGCACTCACACTCAATCTAATACCAACCAGCTATGAGCTGGCCTATGAGAGCGATTGTCCTCAGGGTCTTTGCCACTGTAGTTAACAAACGTAC